GAAGGCCGGCCACCCGGACTCAATCAGTCCGACTCGTTTAGCCGACCGCTACGACGTCTCGAAGAGCCAGATCTCCCAGGACAAGTCCCGCCTCCAGGAGTTCATCGTCGAGCAGATCGACGAGCCTTCCGTCGACGCGATCACCTCGACAGTCTTCCAGACGGCGGTCAAGGAACTGATGGACAACGACGAGTACCGGAAGGCGGCGAGGACCGTCGCCGACTGGAACGACTGGCTGGGCGACCGCGGCCACGTCGAGCGCGAGCCCGACCGCCTCGAGATCGACACCGACCTCACCGTGACGCCCGAGGAGAAAGAGCAACTTGCCGAAGCGTTCGAGGCGGATCCCCAATGAGTCAGCCAGCCACTGCCGCCGGTCAGTCACCGAACGTCGTGGCTCGCGACGTCGCCGAGCGCAACCCGCTAGCACATCCGGCGATCGCGTCGATCCGGCTGTTCGACTTTAGCCACCCGCCGGGGCCGCACCTCAAAGAGCTGTACAACACGCTCTGGAAGGCCGTCGACGAGGACTTTCAACACGCCCCAACACGTATCGCCCGTCTCCTGCCCCGCGGTCACGGGAAGACGGAGTCTGGCGGCGTCGTCTTCCCGACGTGGCTGATCCTCACTCATCCCGATGTCCGGGTTGCCGTGCTCTCGAAGACGAAGGGGCTGGCCGCCGAGCGGACGGAGAAAGTCGTCGAGTACGTCACCCGGTACGCACCGCTGTTCGGCGTCGACGTCGCGAAGGCGTCCGATCAGGAGCTGACGACCGAGGTGAACGACCACAAGGAGGCGACGATCTCGCCGTACGGCCTTGAGTCCCAGCTGACGGGGAAGCACTTCGACGTCATCATCTACGACGACATCGCCGACTGGGAGAACCAGCGGACGGCCACCCAGCGGCGGAACGTTCGGAACTACTTCGGCGACTACGTCGACAACCTCCCGACAAACGACTCGGTCCTCCCGAACGGTCCGGTCCAGGTCGTCATCGGGACGCGAAAGCACCAAGAAGACATCTACGAGACCGACATCCTCGGAGACCCGCGGTGGGACGTCCAGGTGTACACCGCGATCGACGAACGGGACTGGTCGGTCGTGGAGGCGCAAGACTGGCAGGTCCGCGGCCAGGACGGCGAGCTCTACGAGTCGGTCGGAAGTCTCCCGCCGGATGTCGCCATCGCGAACAACGGCGTCCTCCCGAACCGCGGGGTCGGCGTTCTCTGGCCCGAGCTGCAGCCGCCGGAGGCGCTGCTGTACGACATCGTCGGCGGGTCGAACTCGACGGCCATCTGGCGCCGGGAGAACCAGCAGGACCCGAACGCTCTCGCCGGAGAGGTGTTCAAAAGCGGCTGGCTGGTCTACGTCGACGAGCTGCCGAAGCCCCGAACAGCGTACGAGTGGTACGCCGGGCTCGACGTCGGGCTCGTCGACAACCCGCAAGCTGCCGTCGAAGGTGACTCTGACTACTCGGCGCTCGCGGTCCTACCGTGGGATCCCGATGCCGAGATCGGCTACGTCTACAAGCTGGTTCGTGACCGCGGGATGTCCGTGAAAGCGACCGCGGACTGGGCCGAGAGAAACCTTCCTGAAGGCGTCCACATCGAGCAGCTCCTCGTCGAGCAGAACGCGAACCGCGGGGTTGCGCAGCGCCTCCGCGATGACTCCGACATCAACGCCGAGGGAACGACGTCCTCTGGGGACAAGGAGGCGCGCATCCACGATCTCGCCGGCGACTTCGAGGCTGGTGATCTTCGGATCGTCGGGAGTCCGACTGATGAAACGTGGTCGTCGTTCGAGCAGCAAGAGTGGCTGCAGTTCCCGACGGCGGCGCACGACGACCGCCTCGACGCGATGGAGATCGCCCGTCGAAACGTGTTCGAGGAGGATGACGGCAACAGCGGCTCGGGGACCTGGTAACTATGACTGACACAGACAACACTGAGAGTATCGACGCCGGCGCCGGCGACGTCGACCGGACCACCGAGGCGACGGGCGACGCCCAGGCAGACGCGCAGGCCAGAGAGGACGAGCTGCTCGCCGCAGCGCAAGTCGACATGGCGATGCGGCAGGTCCTCCAGGACCAGCTCGGCGCGAGCACCGACGCCGAGGGGATCAACGACTACTACGACGTCTTCGACTGGGACCCGAACCCGACGGCGACGCACTACTACGCGATGGCGATGCGGAACCCGTACGCCTTCGCCGTCACGTTCCTCCCGCCGATGACGGCGTGGCGCGACCCGCCGCGGGTCGTCGACGACACTGAGAGCGACGACACCCAGACCGCCTTCGAGAGCGACGTCGAAGATCTCGTCCGCAAGCACGACCTGTGGAGCTACGCTGCGCGGGCGGACATGCTCGCCGGCATCGGGACGTTCGGGATCCTCGTGTTGGAGTTCGACGACGTCGACCAGAACGCAGTCGGTGACGGCGAGAGGCGACAGGGATTCGGCGCCGAGGTGGACAACCCGCAGCAACTGCAGGGGATCCGACCGTACTCGCGTGAGTCGATCGACAACGTCCGTCTCGGTGGGCCCGGGAGCGGCCGGTGGGGACAGCCGATCGAGTACGAGATCGACCTGGGCGATGAGAACGACGAGGAGTTCGGGATCGAACAGGGCGGCCCGGACACGATGTGGGTGCACCACTCGCGCGTCATCCACATCCACTCCGACCAGCTGCTCGACGACGAGCTTCGCGGCATCCCGCGCCAGCAACCCGTGTACAACAACCTCGTCGACATCGAGAAGACGCTGGGGAGCGCCGGCACGCTCGCGTATCGTGCCAGCGCGTGGGGCATCAACATCAACATCTCGGAGGACTACAAGCTGGATGACGACGCCGGCGACAAGCTCCAAGAGCACCTCGCGCGGTGGCAGTCCGGTCTTGAGAACGTCCTCCGAACGCATGGCGCGGACGACGTCAAAAGTCTCGGCGGTGAGGACATCGACCCGAAGCCGGTTATCGACCCGAACGTCGAGGCGATCTCCGCGCAGACAGGGATCCCACAGTCGGTCCTGAAGGGCAACGAGTCAGGTGAGCGCTCCACCACGCAGGACCTCAAGGAGTGGTACGGGAAGGTTGGGGAGCGCCGCGAACAGTTCGTCACGCCGACGATCGTCCGCGCGCTGATCAACCGACTCGTCGAGTACGACATCGTCTCGGCACCGTCGACCGGCCCCAGCGCGTACTCGGTGGAGTGGACACCGCTGCACGTGCTGAGCGAGAAGGACCAGGCCGACATCCAGCACACCCGGGCGCAGGCGCTCAACGAGTGGACTGGCGGGATGCCCGAGGCGATGCTCACTCGCCAGCAGCAGGCCGACTACATCGAGGACGGCGTCCTTCCGAGCGAGTTCGACGAAGTCCCTGACGACGTCGAGGCGCTTGAGGAGGCGTCCGCGGCTGCCGACGGCGCTCGCGACATCGAGGAGATGACCGCGGAGTACGATGCCGGCGAGGAGGCCGTCGCCGACGGTAGCGAGGTGGACGATGAGTAGCACTCACGACCACACTCACCAGCTGACGGCCGCGGAGTACGCCCTCGACGAGCCGGGGCGTGTCGACCCGACGTCGACGACGTCGATCCAGCGCTCGCTCGCCCGGTTCCTCCGTGGGCGGATCGGGAACCTCAACGCGGACGTCCGAAAGCTCCTCGTCGAGGAGGATGCGCTCGGGCTCGGCGACGGCGTCGGAGGTCGGTGGGCCGACCTCTCCGCGGCGGAGACCGCGCGGCGCTTCAACGACTGGATCCAGCGGGCGATCCAGACGGAGGTCCTCGACCCAATCGAGGCGCGGAAGGTCCGCGACTGGTTCGAACGGGCAAGCCGGCAGGCACTCCGCACGGCCAACGGCGAACTCCGCGGGTTCGACGCCGACCCGGAGCCCGTCGACGACGTCATCCAGCAGGACGCCGTCCAAGAGCAGATCGACCTGCAGCAGGAGGACACCCGCCAGCGCGTCGAGTCGTGGATGGACGACTACGCGACCGACACGCGCTCGCTCGTGACGGCCGCGGTCGGGGGTGATGTCGCGAAGTCGCAGCTGATGAGCGACATCAGCGAGCGAGCGCAGGTGTACAAGTCGCAGGTCACGTCGACGGCGAGTGGCCGGGTGGTGAACCAGTACTCAACGACGAAGCTCACTGCGTACGACCGCGTCCGGGGCGATGTCGAGCTTGATGTCGACGTCTCCTACGAAGACGCCGGCGACGACAAGGTGTGCGAGCGCTGCCTCGCGCTCTCTGGCCAGTCCTGGACGCTGGCGCGGGCTCAGCAGGAGGACCCGATCCCTGTGCATGGGCACTGCCGGTGCCAGTTCGTGGTGACTGACGTGCAGCAACTGTAGCGACGCCCGGCCGATGACCCCCGTGTGAATCCACGCGAGTGCGTGAGGGGCGAGGACCTGGGCGACTGACCTCTTGAACATGACATGAACAACCACAACCAAGACCTGCGGGTGTCGGCGCGATCGTGCCGCCTCACCGCAGCTGCAGAGGGCGACGATGACGGCCCGCCGTGGCGCTTCGGCGGGATCTCCGTCGCCGCCGGCGACATCCTCCACAACCAGAAGGGCAAGCGCGTCCTCTTCACCGCGGAGGAGCTGATGGCCGCCGCCGAGTCGCAGGCGGGCGAACCGCTCACCAAAGACCACCCCGAGGACGACCACGGGCGACCGAAGTACCCGCCGGACGTCGACGAGACGTTCGGGAAAGTACCGAAGTCGGCCTGGGTCGACGAGCGCGAGGGTGTCGGCTACGAGGCCAGCACTCACGACGAGGCGGTCGCTGCTGGCGTCCAGGCAGGGAGCTACGAGGTGTCCGTGCATCCGTTCTACAACACCGAGCCGTACGACGGCCCGGAGGCCGACCTGAAAGCCGTCGACATCAAGTTCGGCGACCTCTCGGTCGTCTCGAAAGGCGACTCGCTGAGCAACACCGCCCAGTGGGGGCCGAATCAGGCGCTCGCGAACTGGACGGAGACGGCAGACATCGGTTCGGAGCTCACCGCCGCGGCCGACGCCGACGAAGACGCCGACACGCGGTCGCTCATCGAACGGCTAGCCGAGCGTGTCGGCCTCATCGACTCGAACGATCGGCGTGGCGGTGTCTTCGTTCCCGACCAGACCACCGGTGGCGAGTCGGTCGCCGTTGCGGACGCAAGCTTCGACGACGCCCCGTGGCTGATCAGCATCCACGCGCCGGGCGAGGAGTACGCCGACGTCGGCGACGGCCTCGGTCCCGCGCTCGGGATGAGCGAGCCCTACGAGCCGGGCGAGTACCCGGTCGAAGAGCGGATCGCTCTCGACGATCCGATCGCGGAGGACCAGACGCTGTTCGCACTCTTGCGGTACCACGCGGACGGTGAGGTCTCCGAGCCGATCCCGCGGAGCGACGGCGGGTACTATCTCGACTCCGCGTTCGTCGCGGTCGCGCCCGAGGGCGTGATGGACGAGCCAGGTGAGGCGACGGCGGGCGCAGCGGGCGGTGACGAGCCGGCGGAACCCGGCAGCGGCGCGGACACTGACACAGACATGGGAGACAACGACGACGGCACGAACGACGGATCGAACGACTCCGACGGCGGCGACGCCGACGGGGGCGACACCACTACGCTCGCCGACATGACCGTGGACGAGCTCGGCGACGCGCTTCGCGACCAGGGCTTCGTCACTGAAGACGACGCCGGCGAGCTTGTCGATCAGGCGAGTGCCCAGGCCGAGAAGGAACAGAAGGTCGACGAGATCGTCGCGAAGAGCGACGACCTCGACGAGGATGACCGCGAGAGTCTCCTGGCTTCCGCGGACCCACTGATCGACAAGGAGTTCAAGCGCGTTCGCGGCGAGGCCGCAGCGAGCCTGCCGGGTCACGCTGGCGCCGCTGCGTCGCTGACTGCGAGCGCTGGGTCGGCCGTCGACGAGTACGGCACCGGCGTCAAGGAGGACTAACAGATGATCGCAGAATACCAGAGCGTCCTGGCGCAGGTGCACAACGAGAACAGCTACCTCGAAGGCGAGGCTGACTCGGGGCTCGACCCCGGGACGGGCGCGGTCGCCTACAAGGACGCCGACGGCAACTGGCACATCCGGCAGGCCACCGCCGACGAGGACACCAAGCGCGTCGTTCGCGAACAGCGCAACCCGCCCCGCGGCGGGATGACCGTGACGGACACGGGGACGAGCGCGCTCGAGCAGTCCTACAACACTGGGGACAACACCGAGACGATCGGCTTTCACCGGTACGACCGAGCACGACTCCGTGTGTCGCCGAACGCGAGCACGGATCCGACCGACGCCGAGGTCGGATGGGACGCGAACGGCCTCATCTCCGACGACATCGACGGAGCCGGGGCGGTCCCGGACAACCCGGTTGGGCGTGGCATCGAGCTGATCGAGCGGGCGACTGAGGACGACCTTCTGGTCGTGGAGTTCTACTAACAATGAGTACGCAGAACGTTTCGAGCCCCTCCGTTTCGGGGCCCAAGGAGTTCGAGTCGAACATCCCGCTGACCGCCCAGGCCGCGCTCTACAACCCGCGGCCCGACGTCCGAGAGCAGTCGCTCGCGCAGCTGCGCGCGGAGTCTGCGTTCGATCCGGAGATGTGGCAGCAGCTCGACGAGGCGACCGGCGTCATGTCGACGAACGACACCAACAAGCTGCAGGAACTGACCGCGGACTCGACGCTCGTCGTCGACTCGTGGGAGCAGATCACCGACATGGTCCTCGACAGCCAGTTCGTCGAGTCGACCATCGTCGATCAGCTCATCGCGGCCGGCTTCGGCGTCTCCTCGTCGCTGTCGCGGTACGCCTACTTCAACCCGATGAGCAACACCCGGCTCGAAGCCGAGACGGGGATGAACATGCGGACGCAGTCCGAACAGCAGATGGCTGGCTTCGGGCTCGACGGCGTGCCGCTCCCGCTGCATCAGGTCGAGTACCAGATCGACGCTCGGGAGTACCAGAACGCGCAGGCGTTCGGTGAGGACTTCGACGACTCCGTCGGGACTGAAGCTCGGCGTGCGCTCAACCGCTCGGAAGCTGGCATGCTGTGGGACGGCTGGGGTGGCGACATCGAGACGCAGCGCGGCCTCGTCTCGGTGGCCGGCCTCGACAGTGACGTCGACCAGATCCTCCAGGCGTCCGGCTCTGGTGGCTGGACCGCCGACCCGAACAACATCCTGGAGGACTTCGACGAGCTCCACGACACGATCGAGGATCAGACCGACGTCGTCGACGAGGACGACGTCCCGCTCGTCTCGGAGGTCGGTGGCTGGGTGCTCGTCCCGCGTCCGATGTGGGGCGAGTACTCCCGCGAGGACTACGAGACGAGTGCGACCGACGAGCCGGTCAGCGAGCGGATCGCCCGGAAGTACGACTACCTGAACGTCGTGCCGGCGCCGCGGCTGGACAGTGACTCGCTGATCCTGATGCTGAACGACCCGCGGTACTTCCAGATCGTCAACGCGCAGGGCGTCACGAACACCACCTGGGAGTCCGACGGCGGCGCTGCGCTCAACGCGCGGCTGCTCTCCAGCCGGACGCC